CGCGCCTGGCCAGGCGCATCCTGCGGGAGCACCGCCAGGGCTGGCCGTGGCACATGACCCGCCTCCCTGGCGGGGTCCATCTCCACTGGTCCTGTTCCCACTGCAAGAAGTGGGACAGGGCCCTCATCCCTGAGGGGTCACCCCGTGCCTACCGCTAACGCCCGCAAGGGCTCGGAGACGGAACGGATGGTGGCGAAGTACCTGCGAGAGCAGGGCTTCGCCGCCGCCGACCGGCGCCTGCGCGAGGGCCGGGCGGATGACCAGGGGGACATCGACGGTGTCCCCCACACCACGATCCAGGTCAAGTACGTGGCGCAGCCACGGCTCCAGACCTGGATCGAGGACACGCTGAAGCAGCGCGACAACGCGGGCAACCCGTTCTGCCTCCTGGTGGTCCGAGTCAAGGGCAAGCCAGTGGCCCAGTGGAGCGCCTACATGCCTCGCGAGCCCAGGCCGTACGACCCCGAAGAGACCCCCGAGTCGGAGGCATGGACATGGATCCGTATGGACCTGCGGCTCGCGGTCGTTCAGCTCAGCGACATGATCCGGACCTGGGCCTACTCGGACTTGTACTCGCTGGCTACGGGGTCGACACCGACGCTGGTCGGGATCAGGACGTGGCTCTCTGCCCCGTCCATGGGGAACGGGTCCCGTCCTTCAGCTACAGCCTGACCAAGGGCGTGTTCTTCTGCTTCGCCTGCGACGCCAAGGGCACGGCCATCGATCTGATCATGATGATGGAGAACTGCGGCCGTGCAGCTGCCCAACAGCGAGCAGAGGATCTTCTTCGAGCGAGCGGTCTCGCAGTACCAGACCGATCTCGGAGCCGATACCAGCGCCCAGGCGTATCTGAGGGGCCGAGGGATCGGTCCCGAGATCGCCGGTACGTTCCGCCTGGGCGTCGTTAGGACGCCTCTGCCAGGCCATGAGGGGATGCGGGGCAGGCTCTGCATCCCCTACCTGACTCCGTCCGGGGTGGTGGCCTTCACCTTCCGCTGCCTCCAGGACCACTCCTGCAAGGAGGTGGTCCTGTGGGTGAACGACGAGGGCAAGGAGGTCCACTGCCGCAAGTACCTGGCCCCGGAGGGCATGGACAGGACGCTCTACAACGTCCTGGATCTGAAGAAGGCCACCAACGTTCTGTACCTGTGCGAGGGGGAGATCGACACGCTGACCCTGTCGTCGTGCGGCTTCCCGGCCGTGGGCATCCCCGGGGTCAAGAACTGGAAGCCCCACTACACCAAGGCCCTGGCCGACTACGTCGAGGTGGGGCACATCTTCTGCGTCGCCGACGGCGACGAGGCGGGTCGCAAGATGGCCCGCTTCCTGGCCAAGGAGGTGGGGGCGCACACCGTGCGCCCCCCGCAGGGCGAGGACATCAATTCGATCTACGTGAAAGGAGGCACCCGTGCCGTCCAGCAGTGGCTCGCAGGAGCCGTCTAGTCTCGATCGCCTGAGCGACTGGCATCTGAGCTTCATGGGGGACCCGGAGCCCACGCCCCACCTCACCGAGGCGGAGCACGAGCGCATCGCCGACGGGGAGCCGTACTGCTTCCGCTGCGGCAAGCCCGCGTCGTCGTTCTCGGAGTACGCCCCTAACGACACCGCCATGCGGGCCGAGATGGTTCGTCAGGACGAAGGCACCTACAACCCGGCCACCAATCGCTTCGCCTGCGATGAGTGCTACATCGCCATCGGTATGCCGGTCGGAGAGCCCGGCAACACATACGGCTGGAAGGCGCCATGAGCGCCCGGGATGAGATCTTCAACCGCCTCACGGGCGCGCTCATCCCCAAGGACAGAGCCAACGCCATGATCGACGCCTACGCCCACGAGCTGGCCGAGAAGATCCGGGCGGAGGTGACCGCACTCGGCATGGCATCCGACGGTGGCGCCAGGCACTACCGGGACGCCGCCAACCTCATTGACCCGAAGGTGATCACGTGAGCTGTCCCGTGCCTCCCGGCGAGGAGCACTACCCCATCACCGTGGCGGACCCTGACGGGGGCCCGCCACGCATCGTCTGTGCCAAGTGCCAGCAAGTCATCGGATAGGAGAGAGATGAGCCAAGGAGATCAGCCCGTGGGGCCCACCCCGCAGGGCACCTGTCAGCACCAGTGGGTGCAGAACCCCAGCACGCTGCGCTGGACCTGCGCCCGGGGATGCGGAGCGTCGATGTGAAGCACAACCTGCGGCGCGTGCTGCACCTGACCCAGGCGCGGGACTTCACGGTTCGCGCCATCCGCGCCTGGCGGCGCCTGCTGCCGGACTGGACGCCCACCCTGGACATGCTCCGGGAGCTGGACACCCGGCCCCATGAGCACGTCTCTGCGGTCCGTGTGGTGGCCGAGGGATGGGACGAGCGGGATGCCCGCTGGGACGTCCTGCTGGCCCTGCTGGAGTGGGAGCGCCGGGACGCGCTCAGGAAGTACGGCGAGGATCAGTGGCTGGAGGAGGGCCTTGATCGCCTGAAGGTGGCGCTCAAGGAAGAGGACGACACCGACCTGACTGAGGCTGACGTCGACCAGATGATGGCCGACGCCGAACCCGCCGTAGTGATCCCCATCACGGTGGTCAACAGCCACGGCCAGGTGCTGACCGAGGGCGAGACCACCGTAGAGACGCCGCTGAAGGCGGCGTTCCTGAACAACGTCAGGCCCATTCGCCACCTCAGGGAGAAGAACGATGCCGGAATGCCTGCACCCGACACACGTCACGACGCATGAGCCGGACGGTTCCCCTGAGGGCGGCTACTACATCGTGACCCGCTGCGCCGTCTGCATGGCAGAGCTGAACCGGGTCCACATCATCGGATAGGAGGGGGAGTATGACCGACAACGGATGCACCCATGCCAATGCGAGCATGGACGCCAGCGGGCGCATCGTCTGCAACGACTGCGGCATGGTGCTGCACGGTGGCTAGGTTCGAGAACTGCCCCGTCTGCGGGCAGCCGCACCCGTGCAGGTGCGGGCAGCCGGGAGTGAGCGCGTGAGCGGACATCCCGCCGACAAGGACAAGCCCAAGGAGCACCCGCCGCAGCACGTCCACGACTGGGTGCCCATCATGAACGACTGGGGAGAGGTGGCGGGGTACAGCTGCGCATGCGGTGCGTACCAGTCAGCATGAGCGATCCCATGGCAGTGGTCTTTAGGACCTCAGACGGCGGCACCCATGAGATGTGGGTGCCGCCCGGTTTTGCCTTCGTCCTCGGGGCCGGGGGCATCCTGGTCCAGCAGGAGGACAACACGGTGGCGGCCATCCTGAGCGTCCGCCCCCTTCGGCGAGGAGAGGTACATGCCGATCAAGTTCACGAACACGGCGAAGGCCCTGAAGATCGAGTGGGCGAACGAGGACGCGAGCCAGACAGCGTCGTTCTCGGTGCCGAAGCAGGCGACGGACAAGGAGCAGGTGGAGGCGCTGGTGAAGGCGCTGGGGTTCCTGGTGTCGCAGACGGGGGCGGAGGTTCCGACCCCCAGGAGTGGTGCGTCGAGTGCGGCGAGTGTTACCCCGACCTATGCGACGCCCACCAGCTCGATCCCCCCTCAGACGGCACCCACGCCTGGCCCGTCTACCGGACCCCGGGTCCCGATGATGCCCCCGGGGTCACTGTCTGACCGGCCCGCCGACGGTGGGGTGCCGAAGAACCTGGAGTTCTGGCAGTCCATGCCCACGCTGTCCGTCCCGGACAATCTGGCCCTGAACAACGACGGCGGCTGGGAAATGATCCCGCCCGGGGAGATGTGATGGACCCAGAGCAGGAGATCGGCATGTACCTGCGGAGCAAGGGCGTTCAGCACGCCGTGCTCAAGGACATGCTGGACCAGTTCGCGCACAACCTGGCGGAGGCGATCCGCGCCATGGTCGCGGAGAACGTCAAGAGCTACGGCCCTAGCGAAGCTGATCAGGGTGCACTTGACGCTGCCGACCTGATCGATCCCGAGGTGTCATCCTAGGAGCGGTCGGTTTCTTCCTCTCCTCCGACCCATCCCCGCCAGGGGGCCGAGTCACTGCCCGGCCCTGGTTCCCCTGGCGGGGAACGGAGTCAGACCGGCGGCAAGCGGTGCGTGTGCCACTCCTCGTGACGCTCCGCACGCTGTTCCAGCCGGTCGATCTGGAGCTGAAGATGGGTGTGGTCCTTGTCCTTGGCCAGCACCATCTTGCCGATGTCGTCCGTCAGCTCTTCGAGCTTACGGCCGGTCAGCACCCACTGCTGGCTCACCCGCCACAGACTCCGGATCAGGGTGGCCACGCCGCCGATGCTGATCGTGATCAGCGTGATGATGACCGTGAATCTCTGGTCCGGGGTCATAGGCTCTCCTCGTTAGCTGGGCAGTACACCCATTGCGATCAGCAGGACCATAACGAAGATCCCTACGAGCAGCAGAAACGAGATGCCGCCGTAGTACGGGCCCTCAGGCATCAGATGCCTCCGTTCTGGTCCGGGCGGACCAGGGTCGGGGATGACGGTTTCGATTCGGTCGACATGCGGTCGACGATGTTCGTCTTGATCCCGCTCAGCAGGAGGGCGATCGGAGCCGCCCACCACGCTGGGATGGTGGCCAAATACGTGACGACCAGACCAAGGCCAACCTGCGCGCCAGTCCATAGCGCACGCTCCAGGACGTTCTTGCTCAGTAGGGACGGCATGGTGCCTCCCCTTCCTGTTGCCAGGGCCGCAGGCCGTCAATCACGGTCGCGGTCGCTCTGTCCAGATGCCCCGTAACCGGGAGCCCAAAAAGGTACTGAGCGCCCCTCAGGGCGCTTTTCGTGGCCGTGTCCATCTCTCCGGTAGGAGAGACCCTCAGGGCCCGCTGAGCGACCCTCAGGGCCTCGCGCTCAGCCTCTGAGGCTGGGGCGATGATGTCCCGCTCGAACCAGTCGAGACTCACTGGCCCTCCCCGCAGGGCCAGTGCCAGGAGAACTCATCGCCCTCGCTGGCCTTGTCCTCGTTGTGGTCCACGGTCCAGTCCTGGAATGGCTCGTTGGGGATGTGCACCCGCAGGGTGGCCACATCCGAGAACGACTCCGCTTCCATCACGATGGCGGCGCGGCAGGGACCGCCCGCCCAGAAGTGGACGATGTCCCCGACCTCGGGGGAGCGGGCGGCCTTCGCCTCCCGCTTGATGCGGGCGTAGTTCAGGTACGACTCACTGAAGGTGGCCTGCGCCTCAACCTGCGCTTCCTCCAAGTTCTTCATGTACTCCTGCGTCGGCTTCTTCGCCGTGCCGTCGTCGTCCCACAGGTCCGGGTCCAGGATCTCCATGGCGCCCTCTCCTAGCCGATGGTGTCAGCGATCGTCCGAAGCTGGACGGTCAGATAGCCACCGTAGCCGTTGGTGTTGTTGGCAGGCTGGGCGCTCTGCTTGAACTCGAAGTCGTCCACCACGCAGATATAGGACCGCTGAAGGTTCAGATCCTGGAAGCTGACGGAGTCACCGTTCTGGGCAATCTGCTCGAAGGTCTCCAGACGGTCCAGGGTGCGGCCCTCGTAGCCGTCCCACTGACCGTTGTTGTCCACCTCGCGGTCGAAGCACAGCAGCGGCAGCGTGAAGACACGCTGCCGGACCGAACCCGGCAGCACCTTGAACTGCCAGCCGTTGACCTCGGGCCCCAGCGTGGAGTCGGTTCCCGAGCGTGCGAAGTCCAGACGGAGCTGGAGCCATTCCACTGCCGAGGTGGGCACGGGCAGGATGATGTCCGTGATGGAGATGCCGCCCCCCTCGGAGACCGAGAGGATCGATGTGGTGGCCCCGGCGGGTTCCGTCACGGAGGCCGTCACTGAGCCCTTGAAGTTCAGCGGCATGCGCACCGTGAGGAACTTGAAGATCTTCGGTTCCAGGGTGTTGAAGCGGATGCGGCCGGTGGTGAAGTACCCCGTCGGCTCCAGCACCGTGGCGGACTCCAGGTAGGAGCCCTGTCCCACCTGCCCGATCACCATCCGGTCCGAGGTCCCGAAGTTGGTA